AAACCGGAACACAGAACCAGCGATTGGCGCAGGCAAGGTGTAAGTGTTGTCTTGGCCGCCGTCTGGAACAAGAAGGATTCGACCGCTGTGGGTTGCGTTGGTAAGTGTTACGTTGCTATCAGCAAGGCTTACAGGGCCATCACCAATAGTTGCAACCTCAGTAATAGCACCAGAGGTGCTGTCTTTGCTTACGGTTTTGAAGGTGCTTTCAGAGCGAACCGCACCAGTGAAAGTAGTAGTACCCATTGTAGTCTCCTGTCTGGGTTAGTCCAATTGTTCCACATGGAACATTCGGTCAGGATAAAAGAGGTGGCCCCTAGAGGCCACCCCCAAAAAGGCTCTAGCTAGAGCCAGGCGATCCGTAAATGCCCAGTGGGTCAGATACGCCGAACGAGTACCGCTCACGCGCTTTATAGCGCACGTTACCAGTGTCGAAGTCGCCATCCATAGACGTTTCAAGCGGAGTACGCTCGAACATCTTCATGCCATTCGGCACATCGGTGATCAAGAAGAAAGCGTTGCTGTCAGTCAGGTAGTGATTGACGGCGTAACCTTCTGGGATCGCACCCATGTTACGGATAGCGTTGATGTCGTTGTCAGCAGTGCCAACACGCTGAGTGGTTTCAAGCAGACGATCTGCTGTAAACATCAAAGCGGGTGGTACGATCAAACGACGAGGACGTGCTGCAATCAGTAGACCTCGCTCATCAGTGAAAGCAGCGATCTCGATGATTGCATTTTCCAAAGATGTCTCGTTCAAGTCAGCGCCAGTAGATGGACGGTTGGCATTGGTGCCACCATTCACTAATGGGTGCGAAGCGTTGAACAGGGTAACACCGTCTCCAGACTGGAAACTGGTGAAGCCATTGTTCAGCAAGTTCGCTGCTTTGACTTGCTTCGTGTACGCCATAGCGCGAGAAAGCGCCTTGGTGTAACGAGCCGAAAGAGAATCGTACAAATTATCTTCCATCGCTTCCTCGGTGATCGCAAAGCCCATCGAAATGGTTTCGTGATTGTACCGAGCGGTGAAAGACTCTTGCGCTGAGTCATAGCTCGTTGCTGCACCTTCCGCCTTAACAGGAGCCGCTGCAAAGCCTGACAGCTTTACCTCTTCCTCGAATGAACGATCAGAGCTTTCTGTCTCATAAATGAGAGTGTGCTCGTCTTCGTATTTTTCATACTCCAAACCAAATAGGGCGTTAAGCCCAGGCAGGAGTTCTTTAAGCATTTGCGCTCTTGAAATTGCCATTGCCTAATTCTCCTTATACGCCGAGCTTGGTTTCGTAAGCGTGGCTCAAGGGCAGGTAGGTAACGATGCAATCTGTGAATGCATCACCTACGGTGCTTGTTGGGCCATCTACGAAATCAACGACACGCAGTGGTAGGGTATTAGTCGTAGCGATAGAGCCGCCGTCTAGGGCGTTCTTGCTTCGACCGATTGAGGTTGATCCAGCAGTGTTAACCGCTGAGATGTTGTTTCCAAGGCCGGTTTGAGCAATAGCTTCATCACCCTGCATACGGAATAACAACTTAGGATCATCGACAACGTAAGCAACGATATCATCAGCAGCCGTAGATGCTGGGAATTGTTGATTAAACGTCATCTGGTTTGTGCTGGGATCTGTGTAAGCACAGCCTACAAAGATACCAACGGTGCCAGCAGCAACAGAAGTTGTTACAGCGGCTTTTTCAACGGTGCCAGCAGCAACCAGCTTAACGAAATCACCATAGAAAATGGCGGTTCCATAAGCATTAGCGATCTTAATGTGACGAACTTTTCCCGTGAACGAGCCGCTCGCACTTAAAGTATCAACTGGTTCGGCACCCATAGGGGTAGCAGCAGTAGCCATAATGGCCTCCTAGTTAATAATAACTAACCCCTGCTAAGAGTTAGTTTCTTCCAAAAGTAGTCCTAGTGCTACGCTCTGGATTAAGCATAGGCATTCTAGGGTCGCTTTCTCTTAGGTAGTTGTTATCAACCGATGACATTTGATTTTCCGCTATGTTCTGGAAATGTTGCGTTCTAGCAGCCATTGTTTCCTCTGGCGCTTTGCACAACAACAATCCACCAACCTCAATGTTGCCTTCAAACTGAGATCCTATATCGGAAGTCAGCATTAGTTCAGGATGGTCTTCAGCCTTTACGGGCGACCAACCTTCTCTGAACATTTTAGAAACATGGGTATTGTCGGATTGACCAAGAAGCGATGTCTTAACCCACCGAAACACATAACCATCTTGTGGCTCTGGGTCAGGCAGGATTGCGGCAGGCTTCCATGTGTCAGTCGGTCTTTCATCTACTTTACGAGAAGTTGATTTTCTTGGTGTGCGCTCTTCAGACATTACGAGGTCTCCTTTGCGAGTTGCCTCGCGTACTGTTCAGGGGTTAAACCCAACCTCTTAGCGAGAGAAAGCTGGGTGGACGTTAGCCGTATTTTGCGCGGTTTAGCACCGTTGCTCCTTGCGGAGGGTGCCACCACCGTCGAGGGTTGATTAGCAGTCACGGATGCGTCACGCCCATATGTGTCGCCATTATCCTGCCAATCATAGTCTGGGAAAGCTTGTCTCAGACGTGAATCAATCTGTCGAAAATACTCTTGGCTGTTAGGTTGAATGCCTCGCTTTATCAAAGCGGCATGTGTGCCATAAGCAAGGCTTGTCATTTCTTCAAAGCCATCCTGCATAAACCAAGAGTTCTTTTGCGCCCAACTAGCAGCTTCAGGGTCTACCTGGGGCGGCTGTTGTTGAGCAACATTCTGTACAGCCTGCTCAGCAACTTGCTGCTGATACGTCTGTTGTTCGTACTGCTCTCGTTGAGCTTGTTGAGATGCGACGTTTGTTTCGTATCTCTCGGCCTCATGTAGCTCTGCTTGCGCTCTTGTGAGGGTTTCTTGTGCAGATACTAGGTTATCAGTATCGCCTTCCTCATACGCCTTCTTGTAGCTATCACGGGCTTGTTGCAAAGAGAGTTCTGCGCGTTGCTTGATCTGAGCGACTAACGCTCCCTCACCACGATTGATCAGAGATTCCATCTCTTTATTCTTCGAGGCAAGCTGTTGAGCAACTCGCACAGCTTCTTCACGCATCTTTTCAGCGGCTTCGCGTTGTCGCCGCTCTTCGTGTTGTTCGTAACGAAGCTTGTTGATTCGCTTTTGAACCTTTTCGCTGTAACCTTCTAGCTCATCATCGTCTTCATCATCAGATAATGACTCAGACTTTGGGGGCCGACGATCTTCTGCGCTACGGTCATCAACTATTTCCAGTTCTATATCAGAATCTGGTGACACTTCATCTCGGCTTTTACCGATCTGTGTACGAACACCAAAGAACTTTTCTTCTGCGGAAGTTGTTTCAGGAGCTTCCGGCTCCATTTGTGCTTCACTCATACCTTAATAATCCCCCTTGGATCTTCTACAGTGGCTTCAACAGAATCATCGTTGATCAACCGAAACTCCTTACCATGCACCTTGAATCGGGTGCCTGAATAAGAACGCATAAGAATCCAGTCGCCTTCCTTACACAAAGCGCCGGAAGGGAATCGCTTAGGGTCATTATAAGCATCTGCTCCGAGCTTCAGAACCATGCCGACAATAGACCCTACCTCTTCGTCTTGCAGAGTTTTGGCAGCTTTTAAGATGCCTCCCTCAGTCATTTCATCAGGCTCAGGTAGAGCGATTAACAGCTTATAACCTTTCGGTTGCGGCAACTGTTGCGCCGAGCGAGGCTCGTTGTCCTCGGTTTTGGGTTCAGAAGGAATCGATACCGATCCTACCTCACCTTCTGCTAATGCTTCAGACATTAGATTTCACCTTCTGCACTGGAAAAAAGCGTCCAGAGTCGCTTGCACCGCTACATGCGGCGTTATTCAGACTCGAATCTTGACTTCAAGTCTAAAATTTCTCGTTCAGCCAAAGCCAAACCTTCGATGATTCCGCAAATCTTTGCGTACTCATTGTAATCTTTACACCCACCGCCGCTAACATGGTCGGCGTATTCGTTCATCTGCACCCGCAAATGATCTCTCATGTAGTCAAATACGTTCTGCGAAGCATTACTCATCAAACACTTCTTTCGCTATCTGTATACCGGCTTTCAAACCCTCTACCTGATCTTTAGATTCATTCTCAGCAATCTTTACACCAAGCCTTGCCTGCTCAATCTCTGCTTGTTGATCTAGCCTTTGCTGATCAAGGTCTGCTTTCGCCATAGCCTTTTGGGCATCAAGCTGCAATCTGCCCATTTCGGACTGCGCCCTAGTCTGTGCTTCCATCTCTTTGATTTGCAACTCTTTTTGCTGCATCTGTACAATAGGATCTTGCGATTGCTGTTGCGCTTTCTGCTGTTGAGCTTGCTGTTGGTTAGAACCCTTCAACTGCTCAGCGGCTTGACCCGCCAATCTAGAGATTCTGAACTCAATATCTTCAGGCAACGGCTCTCCAGGAGGTGGCAACTCGAATCCAAGCTGCTTTTCAATCTCAAGCCGGTACTGGAACGCCAAATGCTCTTGAACGTGGGCTGCAAGCTCTGCCATAGCCTTCTTGGCGTTAGGACTTTTAGACATAATCTCCATAACCTTAGGATCTTCTGCCATTGCCTTGTGTGCTTGGATGTGAGCTTCGTGATCTTGGTAGGCAAACGCTTTAACAGGCTTGCCGTTGATCATATTCATGTTTTCAGTGATCGGATCAGTCGGTTCTTGGTCATCATCCGTTGGAACGATCTTATCTGCGTCCCGAATGTTCAAGATTTCCAGCATTTGCCGGTGCAAGAGCGGCATGTCGTACATTTCTGGCGCTTGTTGCGCTAATTGTAGAGCAGCTTGGTACTGCATGATGCGCTGAGCCATCGTTCCGGCGTTTGGATCGCTAACTGGGATGATATCTACCCGATCATCGAAGTCTTCAGCCACCATTGGCTTGTTTTCTTCGTCGTATGGGTACGATTCAGGCCCAAAATCACGCACAACGTTGGATAACAGTCGTAATTCACTACGCATAGAGGCATGTAAACGTGCTTGAACAGCAC